TGGCATTTGCGGTATAACTTTTTACATTTTCCTGTGTCAATGTCCCAGTATCGGAAACTTTAATTGTCTCGGAGTAATAATAATTGGACGCATTACCAGTCCATGCCGATGCAAACAGGTATCCACTCACCATATCCCCCAACACATACCCCGCCTCTTTCGCATCATCTCCCTCCTGGTAGGCGTTGCGGTTGACAGAGGTTAGGTAGGTGATGTGGGTGCCTGCGGGAGTGAGGGGGTAAGCGTCAACACGCTGTAATTTATCCACAATGATGGTCGCCGAGTTAACACTAATTTGCGCATCATTAGGTACATAATATGTTTTATTTTGGTCTAAGGCCGGAGGGCCAAACCAGTTTCCAAAGTCATTTATATAGTATAGTTTTATATATTTACCCCTAAGCCATGATGCAGCATTTAGCGCATCGTTTGCTTGATAATGTGTTGTTGCAGAATTGAGTGAAATTCCGCCGCCATCATCCACTGTTATAGAGTCAGCGCAATTGATGTATGCAGTACGTTGATTCGAATTTCCTAAATTGATGAGTGCATTGGGTACATCGTCTAATGTCCTATCTGTATTGTCATCCACTAATTTGTACCCCGCCGGAACCTCCTCCTCTGCAACCACCGTCTTCCTCCACACATGGACGTTGCCGATGTCCGCCAGCACACCAAGGGAAGCACCAACACTGAGGTCCCCTGTCAGTCCCATCTTTTGGGCCGGGGCGGTGTAGTCGCCAACGCCTCGGTCAATTCGATCCCAGTTCTCATTGAGCATCGTTTCTACATTAAACATGTCATCTCCGTCTGTTACCGGAGACTTCTTCAATAGATCTAAATTGGGTGTATAACTTGCCATGGGTTAGCCTCCTGCAAAGTGATTCAGCGGCGTTTCCGCCAACTGTGCCAAGGTCATTTTTTCGTGGACTTCACGGATTAAAAGGTATCGGAATGCGTAATTAAGCACCAAATGCGCCGGGACCGTTCGCTCCAGGGCCTCTTTTAGGGTTTCGATTCCCTCTGGGACGCCTGGACTCCCTAAGAACCGAAGTAGGATGACCCCGGGCGTGTAGCTGGCGATGATTCCGCCGGTCTTCCAGTTGTCGCAAATCGCCTGAACGGTTGCCAAGCTGGGCTTCTGCGCCGCCTGCCAGGCGGCCTGGATTGCTGCCCGCCGGTCATCCAAGGATTTGTTGTCGTCTTGGGGGAGGCCAAGGATTTTTTCATAATATTCGACTTGGGCCCTGTTCAGCAGCGCAAAGTTGTCAAAGCGGGAAACGGCCAGGATTCGTTCCGCCAGCTGATCCAAACTCTCCCCACCGGCCAGGAAGATTTCCTGTACCCACGGATCGTTCTGCACCATCCAATGGAGCTGCCGCAAGGCGAATTCTTTGACGGTCAAGTCAGATGCACCTCCCCCAGCACAGGGGTTTGACGGTCCTCCAGAGGGACATTGGAGGTCCCTCCATTCACCGTCAAATCCTTGTGATCCAGGACCCCTTCCGTGGCATTGATCCGGCTGGTGATCTGGGCATAGCTGACATAGCTAACCCCTTTTGCAAAGGCAATTTCCCGAAGATAATCGGTCAAGTTGGCCTTTACCGCCTCCGTTACTGCGCCAAGTTCTGCCTCTTCCGCGATGGTGACAGACGCGCTCACTGCAATCTCCAGGCGTTCCGCCGTGGTCACTGTACACACCGCTCCAATGGGGGCCTCCCCGCTGCCATCGCCATTTTTGTTGGGATCAATCAGTGCCTGTACCGCTTGGATTACTTCACTGCCGGCAGGCTCCATATTGGGGTCCACAAGACAGACTTCCACGGTGTTCGCGCCCAATGCCTGGGGGAAAATCCGCACCCGGCCCACACCGGGCACCGACATGGCCCAAGCGATGTAGGCCTGCTGGTTGCTGCCGTTGTTTGGATTTTGCAGGTCATTGTAATAACGGGCCCGGAACTCCTCATCGCTCTCCGCGTCATAGCCCCCTGTGGCGGCTTCGTCGTTGGTCACCGCGCCAATGCCTGCAATGGTGACTGGCATATAGGTGATCGTGTTGGGGCCCACATTGCCAGATTCTCCACCGACATAGGCGCGCACAGAAAAGGTATCCCCCGCCGTGTATGTTCCATCCTGGATGGCGTAAAACTCTACGCCGGACGCCGTGGAGAACAGGTTCCCCGCCTGGATGTCTCCACCGCCGGTGACCACCCGTAGGGTGGCTGTGGCATAGGTGGTGTATTTTCGGGAAAGGCCTCTGTGCTGCCGGATGAACGTGTCCAACTCTGTTCCAGACAGATTTTCCAGGTCCAGCTTCTCCTCAGCAACGGCGATGTCACTGTCCAGGGACAGCACCGCGATGGCAAATGCCCGGGTAAAGTCATAGGCCGGGAAGCCTGTGGTTTTCTGGTATCGTTCGCCGATCCCATCCAGCATCTGCTGATGAATCTCTGCCAAGTCAAGGGCCAAAATGGAACACCTCCTGCCGCTCCCCGGAACGGGTTGTCAGAGAGACCGTCCCCGTGATGGTGTCTCCCTCCTGCTTTAGGTCGCCCACGTCTTGGATGGCCGGGCAGTAAGCCGCGCTCTCTGCCAGCTGCCGCCGCAGCTCTGACAGGAGAAAGCCCTTGGGATACTTTTGCCCGACCAGGGTCTGGGCCGGCGCGCCAAAGTCTGTTGGGTAAATGGAATACCGTTCCCGTTTGGTCCGCAGCACCTGTTGCAGCCATGCCTGGGCCGCCCTTGTCCCGCTGATCTCCACCGGGGAACCCGCCGCCATTTCATAATGCCCGGCCTTCCAGTCAAAGGCAAAGGAGACGCCAAGTACCCCATCGTCTTGGGCGGTCATCTCTTGGCGTTGTTCTTCCGTCTGATTAAATAACATCCGTGACCACTCCTAAAATCAAAATTTTCTGACTGCCCGGCTCTTTGGCAAAGGGATGCCCCAGCAGGGCAACCCGCTGTCCGGCGTGGTAAGGCTCGGCCCCGGGGAGCTGCTGGAGCCGGTCTGCCCGGAGCTGGACTGCCCCATCGAAGCAAGAAACAATCGTCGGACCAGAGTAGCTCACATTGCCCTCCTCGTCTGTAATCTGGACCGGGGAGGTCACCTCCCCGGAAAACCAGGCATAATACACTGGATTGTCCCGTTTTTTCAATTCCCGGGCGATGGCATGCTCCCAGCTCATCACTCAGCCCTCCTCATG